TCTCGTCCTTACGCATGTCTATGTAGTCTCGACCAAGATTGTTTAGGCTGTAACTAAATCTATTTTCATTGACCAAGGGAGCAGCAACCATTGTATCTATGATCGTGCCCTTAACCTCGATGCCCTCGGCTCTTAGCCATCCCGCATCGTACGTTGCGTTGTGCATAATCTTATCTATGTGAGGGGTGTTCATCTGATCTTTAAACCATTTCAAGGTCATATTAGGATCAAGATTATGACCATTAGCATGTCGAATCGGAAAGTACCCTTGGTAGTCCCCCGTGGCTATGGCGATACCTATAATCTCTCCGTCTTTTCGTGCCCACCCTGGACCTTTGTCTCGTATGTTTGGATCTCTAGTTTCCAAGTCTACAGCTATTTGTCTACAGTTTGTTAGGTCTGGAAACTCTGGCGGTATATTCCAGTTAACGTCTAAAGTGTCCATCATCATGCGTTCTTCAAAACTTATGGTGCTACTGTCTTTTCTATCCTTCGCCATCTTCTTCCCCCCATTCGTTATCTTCTCCTGCAAGGGCTGCGTAACCAACGATATCGACCCACGAATCTAAATGTTTGGGGGAGTTGATTAACCTTGACATCTTTACAGCAATCATACACAGATACACTTGTTCTACTGTAATCTTTTGTTCTAATATTACTGACCAAAGCTGTGCAATACGCTCATGGTTTAATTGTGCGTCTCCGTATATCGTAGCTCGTTCGCTAGATATTAGATCACCTGCTCGTTCTAGTACGTCTTTTCTTTTTATCATTATATGTCATACCTATATTTTTTTTGTGATTCTATTATGTGAAGGTTTTCTTTTACTCTTGTTAATCCCACATAAAAAACGCGATGCTCGTCATCTTGATCTGGATTCGTTACGCATACTTTAGTTGAATCAAGATGCACCACCACATTCTCGTCTTCTCCTCCTTTCATAGCGTGAAATGTAGATACCTTCAACCTTGGTCGCTCTGTCAATATCTCTCCCCTTCGACGTAACGCACGAATATAATGTTTTTCATCTACGCCTAAACGGAGCATATCTAACGCCTCAATATTTTTGTCTGCCAGAAGACCAAAGTTTTTAACCAGACTATCATATGTATAAGTGCTGTCTACGGGTTCTACCTCTAACAACTGTTTCATACCCCGTTTGACTACGGCTCCATCTCCAGACTTAGGTGCTAACTGGTACAGTTGCTTGACTTCATGAAGTCCTATTTGATCTCCTCTTTGCAGTCCTTCCCATATCTTTATCGCTTCCGCTACCTCTAACTTTACACTTGGATAGCCTTTGATCTCATAGAACAAACCTTGATCCCGTAGGTCTGCTGCTACATCACGAGCAAAAGAATTAGTTCGAGACATCAATGTCCACGAACCTTGGCTCATATCAAGATTATGTGTGTCCATGTGAAAATTAACTGTGCCCTCGCGATCCATCGGATCAAAAGCTTTTTGTTTTCTATTATGAATGCGTTTGACCACGGAGTTAGCCAAGTCGTATGCTGATCGTGGTAGTCGATAACTCTTCTTTAATGTGCGTACATTTTGTGAGCAGTTCATAAATAAGTTTACATCAACCCCCGCCCATCTGTGAATGGCTTGGTCATCATCCCCCGCAAAGTACGTTTTATCTGAGTTTTGTGCTAATACTTCTACCATCTTCCATTGCAACGGAACAAGGTCTTGTGCCTCATCCACTATCAGTATTTCTAATTTAGGAGCACTTCCTTGTTTAACATAACCCGATATCATATCCGTGAACGATACTTTACCGTAATCTGATTTATACTTTTGTAATCCTCTCCAGATTTTAAAAAGCATAAAGAAGTCTAAATCATAGTTTCGTTGATCATTGTACTCCTCTCCAAGAGTAACGCATCGAAGAGCAGCCCGATCAATCATACGAAGATACCGATCATGATCTCTACCTTGTGGTAGTATTAGTCCCTCATCAGCGTCACTGGCTATGATTCCATCAAAGTTCATACCCATCATCCGAGAGAACTCCTTCCAATCTTCACGAGCCATTAAGTCTGATTGAGACAGACCTAACCCACTGTATCCAAGAGAATGAAGCGTCCTAAAGTACGGTAGGCTCTTTGGTGTAAGATTAAATGCCGATCCCGCCCTCTCTACGGCTTCTGTGACGGCTTTCTTGGTAAAAGATACATAACCAATCCTATCGGGTTCTACACCCCGTGAGAGAGCGTCTCTGACGATCTCAATGAGGGTATGTGTCTTACCACACCCTGGGGGACCTAGTATTAACTCAGAAGGGTATGTCATCTTGTGCTACCTCTATCTTCTCCTCCACCCCTTCATATGCCGGAATCCACCACACTCTGATCGTTGATCTTGAGCCATCGGGTTTACGAATACTTTTATGACCATTACAATCCGTATCCTCATTTAACTTTTTCAATCGCTCTTGTATCTGTGCCCGTGTATACGATGAAAAGTTTCTCTGCCGTAAGAACTCCATAAGTCCGTTAATCATAAACATAGTCTTACCGCCCTCTGTCCACGGTTTACCCATCAAGAGTTCTTCAGACGATTGTGCCTTAATTCGGCTCGTGCAAAACATTTCAAGCAAATCATAAAACTGTCCATCCACTGTAAGTTCCCGTGGCACTTCTAACTGAACAGCCTTTTTTAACATCTCATTTACCTTGTTTACCCAATCCACCTCTTTCATCTTTGAAGGCATCATCATGAGTTGTTCCATACACGCTTTCTGAAACAAATGCTGATTCTGTAAGTGATCCATTGTTATCTCTAGCCTGCCCCCGTTCACGTCAAGAAAGACGAGCTTGGGATCAGATAACATAATTGTTAGTCCACTAAGATCAGCTGCATGATCAGACTTTGCCCCTACACCAAACTTCCTAGACTTACACAATTCCTTATTACAAAAGGATGCGTTAGGCTCGATGTTACATTGATAGAAGTAATCTTTCTTCTGATACTGACTCTGTAAGCTAACCAATTCACTCGCGGGTAGAGGTGGAGAGCAGTGCCTTTGATTTATTTCTTCCAGAGAACTCTTCCAACTGTCAGAGTACTTACCCTTACAGTAAGGGGCACACTGCGATAAAAAAATGTTTCTATTCGTTGTAACTCCACCCGTTGCCACATAGTTTTGTAAACAGGGCGGCCCGTCTGTAAATAGTTCTCTACTATCTCCATATTTAACACCCTCTAACTCGGATACTAATGTTTTCTTTTTTTCTACAGTTTTTAAAAATTCTTCCAAGCTTACGGCATTGCCTTTGTCATCG